ATCCACGGTAGCGCGAGCTTGATCTGGATTCATATCAGAATCGTCAACTTCGGGTTCCGCGCCTTTGAATGTTATTTTATCTGGCTCTACATTTGATATCAAGCCGTTTAGTGGTGGCTGCGATGCCATTGCGGCCAATTGCGATTGGCCCAAGCTTATGCCCATGTCGCGGGCCAATTTTAAAAATGCCTGGGTTGATATAGTTTTTGGTGCGTTGGTATCCTGGGCGCGACCAATTAAAAATTGTGTCAGCGCCGCAAGTTTTCCTTTGTCCACACCTGATTGTTCAACTTCAAGTATTAACACTTATTTTCTACGCTCACGTCCCAGCGCGGCTGCCAAGTCTTTGGTATCATCAACTTCGACATCGGCATCAACTTCAACATCGGCCATGTCGCCATCATCAACTGAGGGCATATCATCAGCACCCATGCCCATGTCTCCACCCAGCTCTTCGCCTGGCACTGATGGCGCCTGACCAGTGATGGCACCTTGTGCGGCTTCAAGTTGTGTCTTACCTTGTTGCACTGCACTCAACAAAGTGCTCAATGCGGCACTGGCCTGTGACTGATATGCTGTTGCTTGTTCAGTTCCCATGTCATTGCGAATACTGTCAACCAACGCAGGCAAATCTTTGAACTGCATTTCACTGATGTCTTCGGTCATTTTCTGAACACGATCCAACATGTCTTGACTGGCCAACACTACTTGTGCTGTTTGCAATTCGCTTTCTTTGACCATGCGCTTCATGCCGGGCTTTTTGCCTTCCTTTTTCATGAGAGCAATTGCTGTCATGGTTTTTTGTTCTTCAGGATTTAAAGTCTGCCCATTGCTGGCTTTTTGAATAGTTTGCTTGGTTTTGGGATCATTGACATCAATTGCCAAGGGCGTTTCTCCCATTTCTTTTAAATGTGCAGTCAATGCTTGTTCTATCATCATCAACTTTAGATATGATGGATCTTGCTCGCTCTTATAAAAGCTGGTCTGCGAGCGCTGTTCTGTGACAAGGCCGCGTACACGTTTTAACAGGTACTGTGTAGCCTTGGGGCTAAGTGTGTCTAAACTTAGATGTTGCCCCAGGCGGCTTTCAAGCACTTGCTTGATATTTTTTACCCGGGGTTGAGTGTTTAGTTCGTGCAATTTCATCGTTGAATCCTTTTAACTGCCAATATTTAGCCACATTTACACATTTTTCCAATCTTGAATTTATAAAAAATAACAATTGTTCTTTTTGTGAAATTTTAGCTGCCACACTATCACGGATCACAGGATCAGAATAGTGTTTGTAAAGTTTTTGCTTTACTGATAAATCTGCTTGGATTTGCTGTCGCTTAGAATCCAACTCAAGTATTTCCTGGGCTTTGATGACTTGATTAAACTTATCAAGTATGCACCAACTCAGTGCTGTTTTTTTGCTGGTAAAATTAGATATTAAATTTTCCCTGCACAACACCTGCACTATGCCATCTGAGTCTATAATACGATACTTGTCAAACACTAAAAATCCACGGTCAGTGTTGATTATACTGTTATCTTTTGCACTTGCCGCTGTGTCGCCTAGGATTCGCTTGATGCGTTCTTCAAAGTCTATGTTTTTCATTTAAGTACATAATTAGTAATCAGATAGCCTGTGGTTGCAATAAGAAATCCAATCAACCCCATGCCCCAATTAATCAACTGATCGTTTCTTTTTTCGGCCATTTTATGCACAATACCGTGTACATCATGTATCATTGATTTAAGGCTGGCAATATTGCCTTCTAGTGTTTCTAGTTTTTCTTCAAGATAGCGATATCGTTCGGCACATAATTCTACATGAGCTTCCAAGCTTTTCTTTTCGATTTCTGTGGTATCAGTTCTCATGAGGCAAATCCTTTTTTTTATTTACCAATATCTGCGGTGAACCAAATATTGGTGTCTTCCGCAAAAGGACAGAGAACCAGGCTGTTTGTCAGTGTTTCATCTAGACCCAGTATCATGGGAACACCGTTAGAGTCTTGCAACAATGCCCCAACAACATTGTTGCTGTTGCTGATGGATTCTATTGAATCAATTGTAAATTCAAACTCCCAGCAACCATCATTGTTTTTGACTGGATCAGTGATATCGTAAGGCAGGGTTCTCAGAGATATGATTTGATTTATTGTTTCCCAATTGCGTTGCTGATTTCGACTGCGGTACCATAAATCTTGATTGGATATTACCTTGCCAGTTTCGTCTGTAAACGGCATTCTAGAAGAGTTGTAATTGCTACGTACACCAGTGGCTGTGATGTCAAACAATGTTTTGCATTTGATTTGACAGGTCATGTTGTTACGTGAACTCGACAGTTGGCACTCAGAATATATCTATTATTTTTTCCATGATAGGGAACTGCACTGTGTTGTATCCAACTAGGGAATACCACCAACATGCCGGGCGCGGGCAATATGTCAATGCTGTTATCTTTGCTGATATACCTTGATCCTATATCTGAGTACATGGTGTGATTGGGATTGTAGAATCGATTCACTCCGTTTTTACTTGTGGGCGACATATCTCCGCAGTCGAGATAATAAATGCAACTCCAAGTGCTGTTGGGATGAACATGCATGTCATGATATCCACCGTCACGAGTTATGTGGCACCAAGATTCGTGTAATTCAATTTGAACATTTAATTTCTCTGGCCAGTTACGTTTGTTGGCATCGTAACTGGCTTGGAACATACAGTTTTTAACCCAATGAGCCCATTCAGTCACTGCTGGGCTAGGGTGTGTTACAAAGTCAAAAGTGCTTTCGTAAAGATTGTGTTTGATGTCTGCGCTGACATTGCTGTTGCGCTGTTGCGTCTCAAGGTCATGGCAAACTGTTTTGAGTTCCTTGACATGCTGGTTGTGTTCGGGCCAGTCGAACGAATAGAACATTGTTGGCCAAAGTGGCATTGATTGCATAATACATGTATTTAACGGCCAAGAAAAACCCCGGAATAAATCCAGGGTTGTTCTGAGAGCGTAAACTCTATTAGGCCAATTTGAAGCCTGGGTCAGTAACGTCTGTACCAGACACGTTAACACCTGTCACAGTGCCATCGCTGGCTGTGATCTGAACGTTGCCTAGAGCTTTCAAGGCTGCGTCCAAAGTTGCCGCTGTCCATGCATCTTGTGGATACACAGCATAGCTGATTTGGCCGGTGTCATCGCCTTCAACTTGGTACTTGGCAATAGTTGCTGTACGTTGAATAGCTTGGTTGATTTGAACTACTACGCCAGGTGTAAACACGCCGCCGCTGTAGCTGCCAAGTTGAGTGCGCAAGTCAATAGCTTGGTTAGAACCATTTTGCACAATTACTTTGAAAAAGTCAAGCTTGGGGCCGTCCATCTGCACCAAGGCAGCTGTGGCACCAATGTTACCGACTTGTGAACCGTTGTTGATGTCTAACGCAAATACTGGTTGTGCGTCACCATTAAAGGGTGGAAAATATGCCATTTTAAAAATCTCCTAAGTTAGTGGCCTTTCTGGGCCTACTTTTATTTAGTCAATTGACAAAAAAACGGTTACTTGGGATTGTTTTGTGCGGCATTTCCAGCTGAAAACACCCCGCGATTTACCAGTTTTACTAGCCCAGTTGGAGTGGGCACAACAAAGCCTTCACCTTCGGCTTGACCGCCTGTGCTTTGTTCAAGCCCTTGAACTTGTTGTTCTAGTTGTTGTGCTAGGTTTAATTTTAAATTGTAAATTGCGTTCCAAATTGCCAATAGTCCCAGGTGGGCCTGGCTGGGCACTGGTTTGTTGTTGGCATCTAGGGTGTAGAGCTTGCCCGGGATGTTACCAGACTTGGCATTGTACTGACCATTGACGTCGGGATTGCCGGTCACCAATTCGCTGTACTGTTTGGCACTGGATTTGGTTCTCATCCAGTTGGGCATGCTAAATTTTGTACCACCAATGATGCGTTGATTAAAATAGGTCTGCATTTGTGCTCGTGTGCTAGATGGCAACGAGTTTAGTAGTGCGTCTACGGCTGCACCATATGTGCTGACAGCTTGTTTGGCATCTGTAATTAAATTGGCCGGAGGCTTTAATGTAAATGAGATACCAATGTTGGGTCGAATGATGTCAACACCGCCGTTGACATTTTCCAGACCTTGGCCGTTCCAGACCTGAGCTGTTTGATCGCCCAGGTTAGCAAACTGTTGGTGCACCACAATGCCGCCAGTTTTGCCAGGTATAGTTTTTCCAAGTTCACTGTTGGCAGGTATTGAATACTGTACAAGATTGGGTTTGAATACATACTTGCCACCCTGTGGTTGAAGTTCTCCAGCCCACATCAAGTCGCCCCAATAGAATCCTGGACCTTTGGTGGCAGCATCAAGGCCAGGCCATATGGCTTTTAATTTAGGGTACAAGTCACTTCTTAGGTTACCAGATTTTTTCTGCTGGTCGTACTTGATCCAATCTTCAGGACTCTGCGCTGGATACTTGGCATCAAACATGTATTTGTCCATGACTGCCAAACGTCCATTGGGCAATCTACCCCAAATCAAGGCAGGTTTGCCATCCCATTTAATAGTAGTCTTACTGGCATTGGTGATGGCGCCTTGCAGGTCTTGTATGGCTCGGTTGGCGGCTGCACTGCCGCCCATGAAGAAAGCATCCTCAGGATGCGGAATTCTAGGATCTTTCTTTTTGACCGGGGCTTCATCTTCAATAATAATGTGATATCCTTGATTGACAATTCTATCACGTAGACGAGCCATGAAACTAGCTTCGCTTTCTTGCACTGGTGCGCCGGGTTCAGCAAGCCCTTCTCTGGCAAGATATTCTCTAAAATCTTTAAGTTTGGCATCACGCTGTGGATCTTTTTCCAAGGCGGAGTAGATGCTTTCTACATTTTTTAAATTTTCACGGGAGGCGCTGGGCCCTAATAATACTTTAGCTACATAGTCAGGATCCATGCCACCATCAACCAATTGATTTGTTTCACGGCTAAGCATGCCATTGGCGCCTACTTTGAAACCCAAGGCCTTTGCTATTGAACTCATTAACACATTGCGGTTCATGCCCTTGTATGCAGATCCTTCTGCACCACCATAATAGAATGTGCCCCAGTCCAGGTTAGGAAAAAACATAAAGTCAGTTTGCACATAGCCTTTGTTGGGGTCACCGGTAATAGGGGTTTTAAAATGCACTTCGCCTTTTTTAACCACCCATTCACGTGGGTCAAGTCCTTGACTTGTGACCCATTGAGTAAGTTTGGCCGCAATTTGATCTTTGGTCACTTCACCAACGTCCACCCCAAGATCGAGGTCACCACTGGTGGGCTTGCGGCCAGTTGATCCCAACCAACGTTCTTTGGGGAATTTCATGCCCAGGACTTTTTCTACAAATGCAATGGTGGCAGGTACGTCAGCTTGATTTATACGCTGTGTTGCTGGATTGCCAGCTGGGTCTTTAAAGACATTTCCGCCTTCAGTTAACATCAGTGCGCCTTACTGTGCGAGTAAATTTGCTGGGATCGCGATCTCGAATAGCATTTAACAATTTTCGATTTAGTTTTTCAGCTTCTTCAGGGTTATAAGTAGATGCAATTTGCT